ATAATAGCGAAAATTCGCTTTCTCTAAAAGTTATTTAATGAAAGCTTTGATTTATATAATTCGATTCAATGTTTTTTAGAAACAGCGAATCATTTGCTTTTCCTTGAATTTTTATTTATTTCTATCGTTTTCTAATTGTTTTGTTTCATCAATTAAAATTTGTTTTAATTTATTTGAATCGCGTGCTTTTTCAAGAATGTCAACATTTGCTATAGACGATACCTGAGAAACTAAATTTAAATTAGTTGAATCAGGTTCGTTACGAACTTTATCTATTAACATTTGAACGATTACTTCTTTTTGAGCTTCTCCTGCTGATTTAAATAAGTCCAAATATTGTTCACCATCAAGACTTATAATTTGTTTAATTTGTGCATCAGTCAAAAGTGTTTCGTATAATTCGTCCCATCCATGAAAACGAACAACGTCCGGATTTAAGATATAAAAATATCCAGCCTTAAGAAAATCGGAATGTCGTTCGGTTATATCAATTAAATCCCCATATAAGATGTTTTTTATTTCACCAAATTTATCAAAATGCTTTACCGTACCACCTTGTCCCGGAGGACGAGTTGATAAATTCAAGCTTGATGTTGTTAGATTCATAACCTTTATGTAATCGTCTTGTCGAAAAGATGTTTCTTTTTGACTTGTATCTTCGCCACTTACTAATTTACTAAACTTTTCTTGTAATTCAGTAAGCTGTTGTCTAATTTGGTTGGCTTCTTCTACTATTGGGTCTTTAACTTTTTTTGTAGTCATTTTGTTTATCTCCTAATTGCATTCTTAGTGGTGGAGGGAGTTACCCCTCCACCATTGATTTATAATTATTACTTTTGATTATTTATTACTAAACTGTCATTACTCCTGCGACACTTGATACAGCAATACCGGTTCCCCAACTCTTGTGTAGAGTTGTTGTTTGAGTTAAGTTAGCTGTATTTTCTGGTGCTTGTGCGAATGCAAGGGTGTTACCCTCTAGCACAACTTTCACTATCTTTTGTAGGCTTGGGCATAAGAACCAAATTCTATCATCTGTAATCTTTAGGGCAAATGGGTCTGTCCAATCTGCTACTTGTGGTAATGCCATAATCGATGTTCCTAAAAAGTTAGTCATATAGCCAACAGATGTAAAACTTGCGTCAATGTCGTAACGATAATTAGCGTTAGCAGGAACAACGTTTGCTAAAGCGCTTTGTGTTCCGATAGCAATTGGTTTTGCTCCACCATTCCATGCCGACACTGTTTGAGATAGTCGTAGGAATTCGCTTTGTGAGTAGCCAGTTACATATAGACCTGTTGAAGCTGTTGCGTCTACTGCGTCCATTGCTGCCACAAATGCATCGTACACATCATAGGTTAATTGAACTTCAATTGATTTTATCATTTTCATTACGAATTCAGCTAATGATTCTTTTCCAGCTAAAACTTTTGGTAATGAAACGTAAGCGCTTATTTGTCGAGGTTCTGGTAAAATAGCAACCTGACCTACATATTGCTTACGTAATTCACTCAGTCTCTTGCTTCGTCCACCCTTAGACACTGAGAATAGGTCTCTGGCTTTAATATCGAATGTGGCTGAATCTCCCCAACCGATTGAACGAATTTCAGAATATAAACCGATGGAATTAATTACTGATTGAGGTAAAACCATATCAATCATAGCGCTAACAACGGCGAATGTTGCCCAACTAATTGATGGGTGTGTTGCCCATGTTTGAATTGGGAATTCTTCTATGTGAGAAACACCTGCAATACGTAAAATTTCTCGTTTTAAAGAAGCATTCATTCTGCTTTCTCGTTCGTCAAAACTTAATTTGCGAACTACACCGTCTAGGTCTTCTACGGTTTCTGCAAAATCAATAGATGCATCTGCGTTTCCGTGTATCGCTTGATATTGATTGTAATAATCGGCAAACTTTTCATATACTTCTGTTTTGCCTTGTGAAAATACAAGTACGTTGTTTGGAATTCTATACATTTTTACTTCCCTCCTTATTCTATATTTGGATGCATTCTAGTTCGTATGCTGTGGTTCGTTGCATATCGATGGTTGAACTAGATGTGTGGATTGAAATATAGGTTGTTGCTATATATTTAAAGTCTAGTCCAGCAGCGGCGGCAGCAGACTGCCAATATAATTTGAAACTACCGTCGATGCAAGAAGCATAGGTGTGTGCACTAAAGGTATTACTGAAACCATCGGCTGTCATTACATATATATCGCCTATTTGTGGTTTGATTGCTGAGAAAACCTTATTTGCTTCATTTTTGAAATTTCTTACGTCTGGGTCAATACCTTTGAATTTAGCAGAAGTTAATATAACTTCGTCATTTGAATATGCCATCCATAGGTTTGCGTCCGATGCTGATGTTGGGGCTGTTACTTCCCATACTTCCGTTAAACTACCCGAAGTGTGCTTTGAATCTAATGTGAATATATTTCCATTATCAATGTCTGATGCTGTTGCACCATAGTCAATAACGGGTCGGTTTAAGGAATCTATGTTTAATGCAGCGTATGCTCTTGGTTGTAATACATTTTGTGACATGAATACCTCCTATTTAACTATTTATTATTGTGCCCAAATATTTTTGGGTTCGGTTGATTTTTTTATGTTCTTATTGGCTATACCAATTTTTGTTATTTTTTTATTTTCCGCATCTGAGTCTGTTGCCACAAAATCAAATGTTCGTGCTTTACATTTGTTTTTCCAAGCATCAATGTCTTCGAGAGAAAAGTTTTCAGAATCATCTTTCATTTCTGTAATAACATCTTCTGGAATAACAACTTTAAGCAATAAATTGTTTATTGTTTCGTCTACGGCAAATTCCTTTTGAGACGCTATTATTTTATCTCTATATTCCCCTAATTCGCTTGCTTCGGCAATAGCATCGTCTCGCTCTTTTTGAATAGATGCTACTTTTGAACTAACAGATTTTAATGAATCAAACATTGCCATAATAACTAAATTTGTATCTGCGCCATCTTCTTTTAGTAATTCAGCTTTAGCCTGTTCGATGGATTCTTCTTCTCCGGCAAAATATTCAGCCAAACCCTCTGGATACACAATAGGGTCTTCTTCTTCTGTTTCTTTAGCTTTTTCAAATTCGGCTCTAATTTCGTCGAATTTTTCTAAGTTTTCTGCATACTTTTTAATATCTAGGTCATATTTCGCCTTGTCTTTCTTATACTTTTTATCATCAACATTATATTTTATTAACTTTTTTTCGAAGTCGGCAACATCGAGTGCATATTGCGCCATTTTTGTTTCAAGTTCTAGTTTTTCTTTTTCGTCCATTATTTTCTCCTTTACTGTGTCTGTGTCAGAATTTGAAAATTCTTCTTCATATTCTTTTGTATATTGCTCTCCGTATGAAATTATTTTTGCTCTGGCAAGAGGAATTGCTGGTTTTACATATTTACCTAGAATCGTTATTCCAGCATATTTATAATTTAATAACTCTTGTCTTCCATCTGGTCTACGTTTTAAATTTAATACCTCTAGCTCGACGCTGACAGGTTTTTCACTATTGTCTCGGGCAAATATATCTAATAATCTTCCTGAATAACGTTTCCAAATATAAGCTTGAACAGTAAGCATTGTTCTACCATCATCTAGTTTTCTGGAAGTAACGCTTGCCGATTCTGGTACAAAGCCACAAGGTACTTCGTCTTTGTCATGTGTATAGGCATCATCCAAATTCTCGTCGTACAGCCATACTAAAGGACAGTTTTTAATTGTATCGGCTGTAGCAAAAAGAACTTCCTCAGTTACAACTATTTGCTTATTATGATTATTTTTTCCAGATGCGAAGAAATCTAATGAAACGACTGCGAAGTTAGAATTAATATTTTCTTTTATAATTCCAACATTTTCTACAGTAAAGTAGATTCTATTTTTATTCACAAATTTAACCTCCTTTTTCATAGATTTTTTCACGATTAGTGCCTAGTGAATAATTCCACAATTTTTAAGTCAAGGGGTAATTTCTTTAAACATTCCCTTAGCTCATCTGTTTTAACGAAATAATAAACATCTTTATCTAAAGATAAAATTGAAAGATTACATTTAAACACAAGATATTTCATTATTGCATGTTTGCATTTATAATAATCGTCTTCACAATAATTTTTTAAACTTGTTAGATTTGTTATCATATGTCCACCTTTTCTATTCTTTCCACGTGTGATTAGTTATTACAAAATATATTGTTCTAACACTTACTGCGAATTTTTTTGCAAGAATTTTTCGTGTCATTTTTTTATGCTCTCGTATAAAATGTACATCATTCCATGTTAGTTTTGAAGCGTTTTTTCCGCTGTGTGCGAGTGATAATTTCGCCTTGTGTTCGGCACTAAGAGTTCTACCTTTGAGTGCCACCGATATTTTTGCTATAGTTTCTGCTGACTTTTTTCTACCTTTGGCTGCCACAGACATTTTTTCCCGAGTTTCATCACTACGTTTAACACCTAGAATACTATCTACACATTCTATACAAATATTATATAGATTTTCTCTATCTTCGTTATCAACATAGAATTGTTCACGAGAGGTAAGGCTTTTAATATTACATTCCTCAATAATTTTAAATATAAAATTGTTTTCTCCATATTTATTAAAACTTTTTTGGAGATGCCCATTATCATGTCTACCATTCTTTAACGCCCAAAAGTGTTTATGTTTTCTTGTAACAATATCAAAACTTTGTCCAATATATTTTTTACCATTTATTAAATTTTTTATTTCATATATTCCGCTTATTTTTTCCATTTTGTTTTTACCTCCTTAAGTAAAAATCCTTATTAATATTGGGTAAAAAGCGATAAGGATTTCGCTGTTCGAACTGTTTAATTAGAACACTTCTATTTACCCAATTTTCCTATACTTTTATTTTTCCGCCCTTGGCAACATTTTGACCTGTTTCTCTGGTCCGTGCTCCTTCTTCTCCGAGTTTTCCAAGAGATTTTCTTGGTCTGCCTTTATCGTTGCCCGTTGGTTTCTTCTTTTTAGTTATACTACTTGCGGGCTTTTTAGGGGTTGATGTGCCAGAAGTTTTAGGAGGCGTTAGTCCATATTTCTTTTGTATTATAGCCGAAGCCTCCACCGTTTCACGTTCTATTTCAGCAGAAATCTCCAATGTTTCACGTTCAATTTCAGATTCTTTTTCCATTGTAGAAATATCTGGTTGCATTAATAAACTCATAAAGTCACTAGAATTTGCTTCTTCTAAATGTTTTCTAAATTGTCGAGGTTTCATCCCGAGCGAGGCAGCAATTTTTTGAGGCATAATCATGCCTTTATCAAACAAACCCATTGCTACAGTGTGCCGTTCCCCTCGGTTTACAGAAAAATCTGTTCCTTCAAAAGAGAATAGGAATTTAAAACGCTCTGTTCCTTTATTACAATGATAATTCATAAATAAATCAAATTGTTCATATAACACAGACATCATTTGTTCGTCCACATTCAAACTAAGTTGTGTTTCAATCGCATTTGGTTTTACACTACTGCTAAAAATAAGGTTCGTGTTTACACCACTTGAAGCAAGGGCTGTTCTAAGAAAGCTGTCGTACATTTCATGGTCTGATTCAAATTCAATTGCTTGTATATTTTTAAGTGGTGCGGATATTAATTTTATTGAATCTGATAATGCTGATTTAACTAGTGCCATGAATTGTCCTAATAGTTTTGGACTAACAGCAATAGAGTCTCTCACCGTAGCTTTAATCTCTTTACTTAACATAGGCACTTCGCCGGATAGTAATCTCGATGCCGCCGCCATATCTATATTTTTTTGTAACTCTCGAATTAGTGGTTGCAAAACTAAATCATTGAATAATGGTGTAAAATATGGCAATTGTGTAGCTAATTCGGGAGATAGTTTAAATACAACGCCTATATCAACTGGTACTTCAATCCACTCACCATATCGTGCACTCTTATTATATATGTTCTGCATTAATCCGGTGTCGTAGTTATTATTATTTCCCAATGATAGATTTCTGAAAGCTTCAATGAAAAAATCATCGTATAATTCTACATCGACTCCGGGTAAATTAAACCACATTAAATTAAAACTAAATATGAATCCACCTTCCCATCTACCTGTTATTTTACAATATTCAGGTGGAAGTTCTTGTAAAACATATTTGTTTTCTGTCTTACGCATACATCCAAAGAAGGCATCGTTGCGTATCATTTCCCGAACTGCAATTCTGAATTCTTGTTTATATTCAAACTTGTCCAAAAAATCTTCAACATATTTTAAGTCTGACTTATATCGTGGTTTATTATATTCCTTTGGTTCAACATTTGAAACATATGTTATATCAAAAGAAAGCATGTTTGCCAAATAAGCAATCAAGCGCTTATAAACCATTGATTGAATTTCAAAATCTTGTGAAAAAGCCCTTAGTTGTTTTTCATTTGTTTTTGGGCTTTTCATAGCTTTCGATAGTGTTTCTGCGGAAGCCTGTATCGGATTAAGATTTATGTCTTGAAGTCTACTATTTATTAAATCCGGTGTAAATAAAGTTCCACCGTTCATAGCTTTTGTAAACTCCAATACGTCGAAGACTTGCTCTAATAATAGCTGTTCCTCATTAGTATTTTCTGCCATATATACCTCCTGCCTTTAAATCTAAACTATTAATGAAACACCTCTGAATGCTTCTTCGTCGTCTTTTTCGTTTCCATCTTTTTTTAGTAATTCTATGTCCATTAAAGATACATAATAGTTTAAATAAGATATTGCTGAAAAACGGTCTTTTCGTCCACCAGAAGGTTCTTCTAGTTTAACAAGACCTCTAGCGCCCTTCATTGCCATTTCAAGCGATATGCATTCGTTTATCATAAGACTTGTTTGAACATTTGCTTGTAATAAATATGGACGAAGGGATATGTCGTCTTGATTTAAAATATTTTCGTCTTTCCTTTTTATAAGAAACGTTTCTTCTGTATTTTCGTCTGTTAAAAAAGTTATCATACCTCTTTTTAATCTATCCCTTAAACTTACGGCAATGTCTGAGTTTAGTTCTGCTGTTCCACTAATCGGAAACACACATGCATTGGCTTCGTCACCCAATGTTCGGGCAGTAAGCTTATCATACACCACCGAGTCAACTAAATTTGAATTCATGACAGTATAAGGCTCATAATCTATTCCTCTGAGCTCATCTTTTGTTATAGAGGTCATTACATCAAATACTGATATTCCGGCATTACCAACATCCATGGAAATAATATCGCATTGAAATTCTTCAAAAATTTGTTTTATTCTAAGTGCCTGTAAAACAGTATTTTTACCATGGTGTGATTCTAAATATACAACTTCTGTTTTCCATCCTTTCAATGTCGGTAGCAATCTGGCTAAAGCGATAATTGTATTATCGTTTGCTTTTCCGGCACGCATGGCTATATCTAAGCCCATGATTCTAATTTCATTTGCTACTTTTGGAATATTATATACATTTTTTGTTTTTGTTAAGTATGAAATATCTCGAATTGGTCTCCATGCTCGATTAATATTTCTTTTAAAAAAGTGTAATTTATAAAAAGCTAGAGCCGATGCGCCATAAGGAATATTTCCATATTCCATTAAAAAGACAAGTGGTGTCATTAAAGTATCTTTTTCTTTTGCCATTTGCTTTGGTGTTTTAATACGATGCTTTAGCAAAATTAAATAATCTAAGAACATTGCTCTCGTATCTTTGTCGCCGGCGGCAATTAATTTTAAGAATTTCTTTACTTCTCCATACCAGTCATATGACTTATAATAACAACTAGAAATGATTATTTCTTGTGGTTCTTCGCTAGGAAGGTCAACGTATTCTGGTAAAACCATATACGGTGCTTTTCTGCTTTCAAGAAAGGGTCGTATTATAGCGTTTATAATTTCTGTAGGAATAAGTCGCCGTTCTTCTAAAACTGTAACGTTGCTGCGATGCCCACGACCACTCTCTCCA